GACCCCCCGTTCCTTTTCTAACCCACAAAACACCTCGATTAGCCACGATCAGTCAGGATCGGTTTGATTAATCTTAAAACTGGAGAGATCCTTTCAGATCCGGTTGATTTGACAATAGGAGGTGTGGCAACACCCCGAATTCACTCACCTTTGAATGATTTACCTTCAAAAGGTCACGAAATGATTGACTTTGCAGCTGAGATTGGCATCCCTTTAATGGAATGGCAGAAGTTTGTGGCAATTCATGGACATAAAGTTAAACCCGATGGTAGATGGCATCACACAGAGGCTGGCTTATTGATTGCAAGACAGAATGGCAAATCCACATTTATGATGCTGAGGATCTTAACTGGCATGTATGTATGGGGCGAGAATCTACAGCTCTCATCAGCTCATAGATTAACTACCTCACTTGAAACATTTCGGCAGATGGTTACCTTGATTGAGGAAAATGATCGCTTGGCTTCTGAGGTAAAAAAGATAAGATGGCAACATGGTGCTGAGGAAATGGAATTGAAGGGCGGTCGGCGGTTTGTGGTAAAAGCAGCAAACAATGCATCGCGTGGTATTTCAAAGCCATCGACAATTCACTTGGATGAATTAAGAGAATACAAAGATGAAGATGCCTGGTCATCAATGCGATACACAATGATGGCGGCACAAAATCCGCAAGTATGGATTTATTCCAATGCTGGAGATCAACATTCTGTAATTCTAAACAAACTTCGGGAACGCGCTCTTGCAGCTAGTGCGAACCCTTCCGACACGATCGGTTGGTTTGAGTGGAGTGCTGAACCCGATTCGCCCATTAACCTTCCGTCTGGCGAAATAAACTGGAAAGCATTCTCTCAAGCCAATCCATCGCTGGGCATTACAATTCATCCTGATAACCTAAAAGCCGTTATTAATGATCCACCTGACATTGTAAGAACCGAAGTGCTTTGCCAATGGGTAGATACCATTAATTCAGCAATCGATGCTCAAAAGTGGGCATTATGTCAGACCGAACCGATACCTTTAGATCCCGAAAAGGAAACATGGCTTGGATTAGATTTATCTCCAGATAGAAAATTTGCTGCATTGGTTGCTACTCAAAAGTTACCGGGCGAAAGATTCAATTTAGTGTTATTGCATACATGGTCAAATGATTTCAGCTTAAACGATTTAGCAATTGCAAATGATCTAGCACCTTATGTTAGAAAATATAATGTTCAGACTGTCGCTTATTCCAAGAGGACTGCACAAGCTGTCGCGAGTCGGCTAGTTCCTGCTGGAATTCCCATTACAGATATGGATGGGGCGATATACGCTGAAAGTTGTGATCGATGGCTGGGCGCAATCAATTCCCATCGATTACAGCATGGTGGGCAGGATGAACTGACCCAACAAACGCTATCTGCTGCTAAATTGCCCTATGGGGATGGGGCATGGATCATTGGAAGGCGTGCTAGTCGAGTGGCAGTTTGTGCAGCTGTCGCTTCGGCGTTAGCAACATATTTCGCGACACAAGTAGAATCGGAAATCGACATACAAGTAGGATAATTCGGACAATATGGTATATTATACCTTAATGGGATTATTCGATAGATTTGTTACAAATAGGACTTCAATTCAAAACACAGATGTTGAAGCATCCTTAGCACCTTTCAATTTATCAACATCGGTTTATGGTTTATTAAATGCACCAACAACAGTTGATCGCGCAAGTGCAATGTCAGTTCCAGCTGTTGCTCGCGCAAGAAATATAATTTGCGGAACAATTGGATCATTACCTTTAGAACAATATAACAAAATGACTGGCGCACATATTGAGCCATTAAGAGTAATTAATCAACCAGATACTAGAGTTTCAGGATTTGTTGTGTATAACTGGTTGGCTGAAGATATTTGGTTATATGGAGTTGGATTTGGTTTAGTTTTAGATGCGTATGAAAGCGATGGTCGGGTAAGGTCATGGACAAGAATTGAACCACGCAGGGTTCAACCTAGATATAACTTAGCAATGAATGAAATTGAAGGTTATGAAGTAGATGGCAAATTAGCACCTATTGCTGGCGTTGGAAGTGTAATTCGATTTGATGGCGCTGATGAAGGATTTATTAATCGCGCAGGTCGCACAGTTGTTGCAGCAATTGAATTAGAAAAGGCTGCATTAAATTATGCAAAAGAGCCAGTTCCATCAATGGTATTAAAATCTAATGGAACAAATTTAACTTCTGAAAGAATTGGCAAATTATTAGAAGCATGGAGAAATTCCAGAGCAACTAGATCAACTGCATTCCTAAATGCTGATGTAGAAATGCAATCAGTTGGATTTGATCCTAAGTCAATGCAATTAGTAGAAGCTCGTCAATATGTGGCGTTGGAGATAGCAAGAGCATCAGGCATTCCTGCTTATTTTCTTTCAGCAGAAACAACCTCTATGACTTACTCCAATGCCACCTCAGAGCGCAGATCATTAGTTGATTTCTCATTACGACCAATCTTGGCTGCAATTGAAAGTCGTTTATCTTTACCGGATATTTGTCCATCAACATCTGAAATCCGCTTTGATCTTGATGATTTCCTACGCGGTAATCCTTTAGAGCGTGCTCAGGTTTATCAAATACTTAATTCAATCGGCGCAATGAGTGTCGAGCAAATACAAGAAGAGGAGGACTTGATTCGATGAAAATTCAAGTTCCAATATCACTAACCGCAGCTGATTCTCTGTCGAGAACTATCTCTGGTCAAATAGTTACATGGGGAGAGCAGGGCAATACATCTGCTGGACCAACTGTATTCGCTAATGACTCAATCAATTTTAGCAAGGGCATTAAATTGCTTTTAGAGCATGATCGCACTCGTCCAATTGGAAAACTAATTGCACATGAGGTAACAGATACCGGAATTGTTGCAACATTCAAAATTGCTGAAACAACAGCAGGAAATGATGCATTAGTTGAGGCTGCTACTGGCATGAGAGATGGATTTTCTGTTGGAGTAAAGGTTGATGCATGGGATAACAAAGATGGCGTTATGGTCATCAGCAAGAGTTCAATTGTTGAAACATCATTAGTAACTGATCCAGCAATTGAATCAGCAAGAGTGGCACAAGTTGCCGCATCAGAGGATTCTGCTACTTCACCAGAGGTAACAGATACAACAAAACAATCAGAAGGAGAACAAGTGTCAGACACTACCGTTCCAGAAGCTCCTGCCGTAATTGAAGCGGTAGAAGCGACCAATGTAGAGGCTGCTGCTCCAAAGCCAGCATTCTACACAACTCCACGCATCAATAAGAATTTGACTGCTGGTCAATTCCTTGAGGCGAACATCAAAGCTGCAATGGGCGATGATGAAGCAAAGACTCTTGTTAAGGCGACAAACGACACCTCAACAAACACAGGTCTTACTCTTGCACCACACCTAAACGAGTTCATCACAACTTCAATTGATGGTCGTCCAGCTGTAGATGCAGTATCACGCGGCGTTTTGCCAAACACAGGAATGTCTTTCACAATTCCTAAAATTGGAACTGCACCAACAATCGATGGCGATTCAACTGAGGGCGAAGCTCTTGGCGGAACTGAAATGGCTTCAACATACATCACAGTTGATGTTAAGAAGGCAGCAGGACTACAAACAATTTCATGGGAATTGTTAGATCGTTCATCACCAGCATTCTATGATGAGTTAATCAAAGAACTTAACTATGCATACGCAAAGGCAACAGATCGCGCACTTGTATCTAAGTTAATTGCTGATGGAACTCAAGCATCAACACAGGCTGCAACAATTGCTGGCTTTAAGGCTTTCATTGCTAAGGAAACACCAGCTGCTTATCTTGCAGCAGGAAAGTTTGCTAAGAACATCATTGCTAACACAGCATGGTGGGAGGCAATCATCACAGCTGAGGACACAACAAATCGTCCTCTATTTATTGCTGCACAGCCAACAAATGCACCAGGAAATGTTGGAGTTCAATCATTAACTGGAACAGTAATGGGTCAAAACCTATATGTTGATCCACACAATTCAATCACAACATTGATTGATGATTCTGCATTCTTGGTTGTTCCAGAGGCAGTAACATTCTACGAAGCACCAAAGACACAGGTTCAAGTTCAAGCACTTGCTAATGGTCGCTTACAGGTTGCAGTTTATGGTTATTATGCAATCGCAACAAAGGTTGGCGCAGGAATTCGCCGCTTTAACCTTACCTAATAACTAACTAATCATGGGGGAGTGGTTGCTCCCGGTCATTCCCCCAGTCGAGTAAGAGAGGATTCAAATGCCAACAATTATTACTGCTGCAACACTTAGAACTACTCTTGGTGTTTCATCCTCTCTTTACTCTGATGCAGTTTTGGAAGACATTATTGATTCTGCAGAAACAGTTATTCTGCCAATGCTTGTTGGCTATTCAGTAGCCATTGACGCAGTATCTTTGAATAACAACATTGCTTATTTCTCAACAGTTCAAATAAATCCTTTTGGCGAATCCCAATCTGTGGTTATCTCCGGATGCGGAACTCCATTCAACGGAACAAGAACTATCACAACAAATCTTTTAGATGACTACACATTCTCAGCAACAATTACAAATGCTGATATTATTTCTAAGAACATAATCCCATCGGGGCTGGCTACCCTTACCGGTGCATCAACTTATGTTGGTAATAGCGCGGTAGAATCAGCCGTATTAGTGGTATCGGTTGAGATATTCCAAAGCCGAACAGCTGCTGGAGGACAAATCGAAGGCGTTGATTTCAGTCCATCCCCATTCCGTATGGGTCGATCACTTTACAATCGTTGCTCAGGATTATTAGGATCTTTGATAGATGTAGGAACGATCGCTCAATAATGCCATCCACAATTCTTTCAGCCGTCAGAAAACCTTTGGCAGATGCTTTAGTTTCAGTTGCTGGCAATGTTTATTCATTTGTGCCAGAAAGTGTAATTCCACCAGCTGTAGTGATAGTTCCAGATTCACCATATTTAGAATTTGATTTAATTAATAAGTCAGTCATAAAGTGTAAGATCAATATGACCATAACAGTTGCGGTCGCGTATGCAAGCAATCCAGCATCGCTAGATAATATCGAGCAACTTCTAATGAGCGTTCTGGCAGTTATCCCAAGCGGATATGAAGTCAGTTCAGTCGAAAGACCAACAGTCAGTCAAGTAGGAGCATCAACTCTGCTAATTGCAGATATTAGAGTTTCGACTTACTACAACCAAACATAAGGAGATCAAATGCCAACAACAGTAATCACAGGGCGCGATTTGGCTCTTACTATCGATAGTAAGTCATACGATGCCCAAGCACTTTCAGTTGCGTTAAACACAACTTTAGATCGTCAAGCGTATGAAACTCTTGATGGTCGCGTATTCAAAACAGTTGATACAGATGCAACAATGGATCTAACCATTCTTGCCGATTGGGGCGCATCTGTCGGAGCAGCTTACTCAATATGTGAGCTTCTATGGGCAGCAGCATCATCAGCACCAGATACAGCATTATCGTATTCATTCACAGCAGCAACTGGTGCAGTATTTACAGGAAGCCTATATCCATCATTCCCAAATCCAACTGGAAATGGTAAAGATGCACAACAGGTTTCATTCACACTACAATGCACAGCAAAGCCAACTTTAACAGTTAGCTAAAAAAGGAAACCGGGAGCACCATGAAATTAACAATTACAATTACATATAACTCAGGTGAGGAAGCAATTTATATTGCTAAGACTCCTGAGTGGGTGAAGTGGGAAAAGCACACAGGATTTAGCATTAAAGATTGGGATGATAAAGGCGGAATATCAGGATTGATGTTTTTGGCATATCACGCTCATAAACGAGAAGCTGCTGGAAAGCCAGTATTACCATTTGATACATGGATAGAAACAGTTGCTGATTGGAATGTTATTCGCGGTGATGCAGACCCAAAAGTCATCAAGCAGGAAGCCTAAGTCGCTTATTAGTTGAGTTGGCAATAGCCACACAGATACCGATGAGTGAATGGGTTGATGCAGAGGACATTTTAACAGCGATCGAAGTATTGGAGGATAAGTATGGCAAGTGAAACTATTGCTTACAACAAATCTGATCTTCGCGATATTTACAAAGCATTCAAACTTATGGATGAGCAGGCTACTGAGGAAGCAAGAGCGCAGTCTGCTGCTTTGGCGTATTTTGCATCAGAGGAAATTAAACAAGCTGCTGGACAAAGAACAAAGGCTGGCAAAGTTGCGCAGAGAGTTGCCGATGGAGTTACAATCTCTAAGTCAAGCAAAATTGGTGAGTTCAGTTATGGTTTCGCACGCCAGAAGTTTTCAGGTGGGGCTACAACACAAACCTTATGGGGTGGTGTTGAGTTTGGATCTAATAAGTTCAAACAGTTCCCTACATATTCAGGACGGCAAGGCAGAGGTTCGCGTGGATGGTTTATCTATCCAACCCTTCGCAGAATTCAGCCTGAATTGATTAACAAGTGGGAACAAAGTTTTGATCGCATTATTAAGGAATGGGTCTAATGGCTACTGGTAATCGCACGCTCAAACTCTCCATCCTTGCCGATGTTGATGATCTTAAAAAGAAACTAGGCGAAGCTGATAAAGCGGTCGAGGATAACTCAAATAAGATCGGTGAGTTTGGAAAAAAAGCTGCTGCTGCATTTGCAGTCGCTGCTGCTGCTGCCGTTGCCTATGGCACTAAATTAGCCATTGATGGGGTCAAAGCAGCCCTTGAGGACGAGCAGGCACAGTTCAGGTTAGCAAACGCCTTAAAGACCGCTACAGGGGCTACTGATGCCCAAATAAAGGCTACTGAGGACATGATCTATAAGACATCCTTAGCCACAGGTGTTGCTGATGATCAATTAAGACCAGCTTTACAAAGATTGGCAGTATCAACAAAAGATACTGAGGAAGCCCAGAAGTTATTAAGCCTTGCTTTAGATATTTCAAAAGGATCTGGAAAAGATTTAGAAACTGTTGCAAATGCTTTAGGTAAAGCCCACGATGGACAATCGACTGCACTTGGCAGATTAGGACTTGGACTATCAGCTGCTGAACTTAAAACAATGTCTTTTACTGAGGTTCAACAAAAATTGTCAGACCTTTATGGTGGCGCAGCTTCTGCAAACGCTGAAACCTTTCAAGGCAAGATTGATCGCTTAAAAGTTGGATTTGATGAAGCAAAAGAAAGTCTTGGATATGCTTTATTGCCACAGGTTGAAAAGTTTATTACTTACTTAAATGATACTGGACTTCCAACTCTAAATGCTTTTATTGCTGGACTTACAGGAGATGAAGGACTTAAAGCAGCTCTTGATGAAAGCCAAAAAGGTGCCGCAAGTTTTGGAAATGCAATTAGAGTTGTTGCTGGAATTATTTCAGGATTTATTACATTTATTAGAGAAGCAATTGGTTTGTTGGTAGAGTTTGCAAATCAAGCAATCAGAATTATCAACATTGTAAAGCCCGGATCAGATATTGGCTATATTCCAAATCCATCATCAACTACTGGCATGCTTAGAAATCCAGTTCCATCAGTTCCCAAATCTAGTAATGGATCAAACTTTAATTATGGATCAGGAAACCCAAGCGTCAATAACATCACAATAAATGCTTTGGATAGTGAGAGCGCAGCAAGAGCTGTGGCTAAGGTGCTTAATGACAGCGCAGCTAGATCCGTTCCTTCTTTGAGTGGCACAAGCGTTCGAGGTAATTAATGACTGTTTGGTCGCCCGAATGGAAACTTACTGTCGCAGGGACTAATTACACCAATATAGCAATAAGCGATATCACGCATCAGGCTGGTCGGACTGATATTTACACTCAGCCATCCCCATCTTACATGCAGGTAACTTTGGTGGCTTTATCTGGTCAAACCTTGCCATTTGCAATTAACGATAGTTTTGATTTACAAGTCAAAAACAGTTCAGGAACTTATGTAAGTTTATTTGGTGGAGATATTACGGATCTAACTGTTGAGGTTGGATCATTTGGAAATGTTGCCAATGTCATAAATTACACAATCCTTGCAATGGGATCTTTGGTCAAATTAGCCAAAGAAATTTACAATGGCACAATTTCTCAAGATGAGGATGGCAACCAGATTTATACTTTGCTTTCTAGCGTATTGCTTGGCACTTGGTCTGAGGTTCCAGCAGATTCAACTTGGGCAACATATTCCGCAACTGAAACTTGGGCTAATGCTCGAAATCTAGGACTTGGCGAAATTGATCGCCCTGGTCTTTACACAATGGAAAATCGAGGAACATCACCAGACACCATTTACAACATCGCTTCCCTTATAGCCAACTCAGCCTTTGGATATTTGTATGAAGACAACCAAGGCAACATTGGTTATGCCGATGCAGACCATAGACAGAATTACCTATTGACCAATGGATATGTTGATCTTGATGCAAACCACGCTTTAGGATCAGGACTATCAACCATCACTAGATCAGGTGATATCCGAAATGATATCTACATCAATTATGGTAATAACTTCGGATCTCAAAAGACAGCTATAAGCACAAGCTCAATTGCAACCTATGGCTACAAATCAGAAAGCATTCAATCAGTGCTTCACTCAGCTGTGGATGCTCAAGCTGTGGCGGATCGTTATATTGCTCAAAGAGCGTTCCCACAACCAGTATTCCAAAGCATTACTTTCCCAATTACCAACCCTGAAATTGATAATTCAGATCGGGATGCTTTATTGGGCGTTTTTATTGGTCAGCCCTTAAACATCCAAAACCTTCCTACTCAGATATCAGGTGGCGAATTTGAGGGTTATGTTGAGGGATGGCGTTGGAGCACTAGGTTCAATGAATTATTTCTAACAATCAATCTTTCGCCAGTCAGTTATAGTCAGGTGGCGATGCGTTGGAATACAACACCGATTGGCGAGAAATGGAACACTTTAAGCAATACTTTGACATGGGAATACGCTACAATCGTAGCCTGAGGATAGGACAATATGGCAACCACTACTAACTATGGCTGGACAACACCGGACGACACCGCGCTCGTCAAGGATGGCGCAGCTGCTATTCGCACACTTGGCACATCTATTGACACAACAACATTTAACAACGCATCAGCAGCAATTGCTAAAACTATTGTTGATGCTAAAGGCGACATTATTGCAGCAACCGCAGCCGATACAGTTGCTAGATTAGCAGTTGGAGCAAACGACACAGTTTTAACTGCTGATTCAACTACTGCAACAGGATTAAAATGGGGTGTTGCTGGTGGTGGCAAATTAAAACAATTTGTTTCAGCAACATCATCAACTTATTTTTCGACAACATCATCAACTTATGTTGATGTCACAAATATGACCGCAACAATTACACCAACCGCAAGCACGAGCAAGATATGGATTTTTTGCCAATCTGCTGATAGTTATATTCCATATACTCCGGGAGGTATTGAATATAGATTTTTGAAAGGCTCAACAGTAATTCAAACATTTTATTATGCACAAGTTCGTGCATCCGTTGATGAATTTAGAGGTTGGTTTGGTTATTATTTAGACAGTCCTGCTACTACTTCCGCAACAACTTACAAATTGCAAATGAAAAATAATAGCACTGGTGGCCCGACATATTGGAATTACAATTCAGGGCAAGCAAGTTTCATATTAGCAGAAATCGGAGCATAAAATGACAAGAGGAGCAGATGTAATTAATTTTTTGTGTCCAGATGTTGAATTTGCCATTAATGGTGATGACTTTGATTCTGTATTGTGGATAAATCTTGATAAAGCCCCAATAACAAAAAAACAATATCAAGATGGTTTTGCTAAATATGAAGCATCAAAAGCAAAAAATGATGCGGATAAAGAGTCTGCCAAACAAGCAATCCTTGATCGCATTGGTTTAACTGCTGATGAACTCAAAACGATACTTGGCTAATGAAGGCTTGGTTATCTAAAGCTGCTGTTCAGTTAAGGGAACAAATTGATGATAGTTTTCCAGACAGAGATCGCTCATCCGATGGGTGGATCGCTGATGCAAGACACATGTCTGCTGGCAAATCTGATCACATTCCAGATGCGAGTAGCGGAGTCGTTAGGGCAATCGATATTGACAGGGATTTATCTGGTAAAGCCAAACCAGATGTCATGCCATATCTTGCTGAGCAAATTCGAATCGCAGCAAAGTCTGGAGAGAAAAGAATTGCTTACATCATCTTTGATAGCAGAATCGCATCGCCTAAAAAATCTTGGGCTTGGCGTCCTTACAATGGCTTTAATAAGCACAACCATCATTGCCATATCAGCTTTACCAAAGAAGGCGATTCAAACAATTCATTCTTTAATATCCCGATGATTGGTGGTAAATAATGGGTCGCGTAACGATTAGTTCTAATAACCTATTTCCTGGTCCTAAAGGAGAAAAGGGTGAGAAGGGCGATACTGGAGCAACTGGCGCAAAAGGTGATACTGGAGCAACAGGAGCGACTGGAGCGACAGGAGCGACTGGATCTCAAGGTATTCAAGGTATTCAAGGAGTCAAGGGCGATACTGGAGCAACTGGCGCAAAGGGCGATACTGGAGCGACTGGCGCACAAGGCTCATCAGGCGTTGTAACAGTCAATGCACCGATTACAAATGCTGGCACTTCATCAGCTGCAAACCTTTCGGTATCTACTGGCACAACATCTGCTGTTGGAGTATTACAATTAACTGATTCAACATCATCAACTTCTACAACAACTGCTGCTACTGCTAATGCGGTTAAGACTGCCTATGATTTTGCAGCGGGTTCAATTATGCCTTTTATAAGTGGTTATTATTATCGAGGCCCCGGAGGAGCTTTAACATTTGGATTAGCAACTGCAAACACAACTTATTATTTGCCATTTTTTGTTTCTGTTACAACAACATTCGATCGTATTGCTATAAGAACAGGGACTAGTTTTTCAGGCACAGCTTCAGTTCGACTTGGTATTTACAACTCATCTGGTGGTAAGCCAACTACAGTCCTATTGGATGCTGGAACGGTATCCGCTACCGCATCTGGCACAACTTATCAAATAACAATTAGCCAACAACTAACACCAGGTATTTATTGGATGGCTGCCAATTCGCAAACTGCGGCAACTACAAATAACTATTTATGTCCAAATATAAGTTTTGCTGGTAGTTCTGCTTTTATTGGACAACCTTTCGGGTCTGGTTATACAGCAACTGCTTATTGGACACAAGCATCTGTAACAGGTGCATTTGCTACAGCAACATCTTTAGTAGATGGTGGTTCGGCAAATGGTATGCAGCCTTCATTAAGGGCAGTCTAATGAAACTAGTCACTTACGGTTTAGGCGGCTATGACGAATCAAAGCCAAACAACAACATTGTCGAGGAAATCGACATTCCAGATGAGGAGCAATAATGAAACTAACCAAAAAACAAAAATCAGCAATCAAGTCATATTTAAGAGCTGTTGCAGCTTCTGGAATAACTGTGGCTTTAGCGATTGTGGGAGATGTTAAGCCTGAATATGCAGTCATGCTCGGTGCGTTAATCGCTCCACTAATCAAAGCCATTGATCCAACTTCTGGTAAAGAAGCCGATTATGGTATTGATGCGAAATGACACCCAACGATTGGGTTGCATTAGCCGTTGGTGGATGCGCAATCGCAAGCAGTTTATTACTGGCTCTGCGCTGGGTTATTAAATCCTATTTAGCCGAGTTGAAACCTAATGGTGGAGCATCAATAAAAGACCAAATTAATCGACTTGAGAAGCGTGTCGATGATCTGTTTGTTTTAATCAGTAAGTCATAATTTTAATATGGCGAACACACGAAAACCTATCAAACGCAAAAAGATCAATCGTCGCGTAGTTCGCCAATCTCCTGAGCCATTAACTAAGATTGATCAGCATTACATGGCTCTGCATGAATGCTACAAAGCAGCCAGAAAAGCAGGATTTACGCCTGAACACGCTTTTTGGCTTATGACTGAACATAAGACTTTCCCTGATTGGATCGTAGGCG